GTCTATAAATACAATGCGACTGTAGATGCAGCAGTCGTTTATCAAAACTTCAATTCATCTAGTGTTCAGCAATCGCAAGAGTTTTCACTCATCGCAACGTCTGGCGATCCAAACGGTGTAACTTACGGATCGCTCGCTGCATCTACGATGGGTCCAATGGGTAGTATTGTCACAACTAAGCCCTTCATCAGAAGAACCCCATACACAGGAGTGTCTTCTCAACCATTATTCTCAAAGGTATCTAACGGAGCATCGTTTGCAATTTTCAAAGAAATTACGAGTAGTGCGACTCCATCCGCCTTCGGTCGGGAATACGAGAGGTATGACAACACAAATTACTTTACGGATCTTAACTTCTTTTCTCAGCAAAATGCTCCCTTTAATGTTATCGGGAACGCCTCAATTAGGGATGAGTTCGCCACGATGTCTCACCTCGCCTACCAAATTCCAGGAGTATACGCCACAAACAAGGAGTTCTTACCAGTGAATACCTTTATTGATCAGGTAGCCACTTTGATTACTAATGAGAGTCAATTTGCTTCGCCCCTACCCAATGGTTTCCCCACCACGGCCCAATATTTCGTTGGATACCCTATAGAAGATGAGGGTCTGCCGGAATACGACAAAAACCGTCACGCATAATGCGAATCAACGTTGAAGAGACTGTGCTCAGGCGTGAGCCTCCTAAAAAGGTCATAAAGCCCACGCCTAAACCTACGCCTGAGCCCAAGGTTGAGATTCAGCCAGAACCACAAATTCCTGTCAAAAGGAATCAAAAGTGGTTTAATGAGCAAAAAAGGTTGCGGCAGTAGAAGGATTCGCACCTTCATCTCCTCTCTAGTCTAAGGTAATTAGGCCATTGGACGGTCAATACGAGAGGTGTAATAACTGTTATACGATACTGCCATGAGGTAAATATATGTATGCCTGTTAAGCCAAAGGACCGTCTTCACCCTTTAGAACTCCATACTGGAATAAAAACCTTCAAAATCAAGCTCCAGTCCTTGGAGAAGGATGAACTACACGGTTGTGTGGAAATGCACAAAGGACTAATTACTATCGATCCTAACCAAAGTATAGAGGATTACAAGGGCACTTTGCTACACGAAATCTGCCACGTTGGGTTTGATATCTATGGACTTGGTCACGACGATCAAATCCCTCAGATGACCAACGAGTATCTTACCTCCGTCACATCAAACATGATACAGCAGCTTGCCGGTTTGAATCCTGAATTGTTTAGTTATATATTAGGTGGTGCCCATCACAGGACTTGAACCTGTAACCTACGGTTTACAAAACCGTTGCTCTACCAATTGAGCTAGACGGGCAAATGGCTCCTCAAGTAGGACTCGAACCTACGACCCGATGATTAACAGTCATCTGCTCTACCAACTGAGCTATTGAGGAATGGTACCTTCGCAAGGACTTGAACCTTGGACCAATCGGTTAAAAGCCGAATGCTCTACCAACTGAGCTACGAAGGCGTGTATGGTAACAGTGGCGGGACTCGAACCCGCAAGACCGATATGGTCAACAGATTTTAAGTCTGTCGTGTATGCCAATTCCACCACACTGTCATGGTAGGGTAACATGGACTTGAACCATGGACCTGAGGTATATAAGACCCCTGCTCTAACCAACTGAGCTATTACCCCGTGATGTCTAGATTATAGCCTTTGATCTCTGAGGGTCAACAGTTACTTTGTGAGAAACGTCATCATCTTCGTAGTATATGACACGGTTCTTTAACCTAAGAGAAATTGTAACTTTAGGATAATCTAATTTAAGAAAAGATTTGATGGCGTTGGAGATGGTCATGTCTGAATTTCTGTCGAATATATCAACCAAGAGGTTGCTGTAGTCAATTACTTTTATATCGCCATTCCTCTCAACTCTCATATTTTCTTCATGAAAGTCTGCGCCCCAAGAATAGATATTAAACTTTTTTACAAACGAAAAATGACTCTCTAATCTATCCCTGAGTTTAACAAAGATAGGGTTAAACCAATAATGCTCACCCTTTGCTTGAGGTATGGCTTTAGATATGTAAGACATTTCTAGAGCAAATCCGTCTCTACTTATTTTTAAGCAAGGAGCAAAAAGATCTCCTAGAGACGAATGCTCCAAAGATTTATAAGCAGAGTACTCAGCTTTATTGTGTGATGGATAACCAACTTTTATTACTGTTCTAGAACATTTTTCTTTAAAAGTAATTCTAGTGGTACCATCAATACTTAGTAACTTAAGTTTGAATTTTTTGGCTATTTTATCAGAGTGCTCCCACAACTCTTGAACCTCATCTTGAATGAGGCTTTGTGCGTAGGAATCAATTCTATTCAACAGGGAGGTTGATGCCATAGGTTTTCCTGGCTGCAATAGCCATAAGCTCAAATTTTAGCATCTCAAGAGCGTCCCAGTCATCCTGCATCATGGAGCCTGGGACATATTCTGCTAAAAATTCATACTTAGGTTTGTAGTCTTTCCAGACTACTTTGTAGACTGCCTCATCTATAATCTGCTCTATGTGCTCAGACCTCATAATTCCTCTGAATAGACTTTTTCAAACTTTTAACAGCCTTATTGGTAAAGTGAATAGACAACCCCGTCGAATTCCGAAGAGCAGAATGATTGACTGTGCCGTCCTTAGATAGGATGCCAGGATTTTTTAGAATGGCTTTTATAACTTTCTGAACATCTTCAGATTGAGCTTCAGTAAAGTCTTCAAGATCAACAGCAGAAGGTCCAAACTGAGCACGATCGTCTGCAAGCGTGTCAAACGCTCTATCATTGTCGCCAAAAGTTTGGTGCTGCTCAAGAGAGTAGTGCTTATTTCTGAATTCCATTCTCTTAGTTAATGGAATGCCTTTTTTAGCCTTACGATTCCATAAAACAGTCTTTGTATACTGATCAAAAAGCTTATTATTTATAGCTGCCTTAAACTTTTCTCCCGTTTTCTTTTCAAAGCCCTCTATCGATTCAAGGGCAGCGATACACAAATCCGCATAGTTATCTTCATGGCTAGCGATAGCATCGTCGCCAGAGATCTTCATAGCGATAGTATGCATTAGCTTGCCATAACGCTCCTCATACAGAGCCCATTCTTTGTCAGTTAATTCAACCATACTACTCATTATAGCACAAGAGGTTACGAATTTTCATCTAATCGGACAGATTCTTCTCTAGAAGATTCACGCGCATCCTTGCCCATACTAAGAAGGCTGTAGCCGCAGATGTCCCGCCAGGGGGACTCATCACCATAAGTGGGATCAGTAGCCAGTCTAAAAAGCTTATCCACAACTCTACAAATAGTAAGCACATCTAAGTATTGGTCTGGCTGTATACCGTCAGGAAACAAAACTTTAAGAATCTTGTGAGCTTTACCAAAGGAATCGCCATACGCCTCTTGTTTTTCAGCTACTAACTTACCAACGCTTTTTCCTAGCTCTTCGTATCTGTTCATCTTTCTTTCCTATGTTTTTGTTTAAAATGCTCGTTCTTAGAATTCCTCTAGCATCCCTTCCCAGGCAAGAAGCACACGTTTTAGCATTGTTGTAATTATATAACAATGCTTTATCTCCACATGACTCACACTTACCTGTTTCGGGAAGTCTACGCAATCTCCGACTCCAACCATTGAATAATGGGATCATACATTTGTTGCTGTATGATTACCGAGAAATCAGCGTGCCCACCCGCCCTTACATATTGTAGAGTGGCATTTGCACGACTCTTAACAATCGTTAGAGTTGATGCGATGGCCTTAAACTTCTTAGTTTTATTGCGTCTAGAAGTCCTGCCCTCAAGGATTCTTAATTGATGAATGACATCGGTAAGGTACTTAGTTAGTTCTGTTTGTTCAGGTGTCATGAACTTATTATAGGGCTGAAAGGTCAATAGTGTTAACAATTTCTAGTTTATCTTCAATAACTTCTGCGTCATACCTACCCGTTCCGTTATCAGGTTGTCTGTTAGATAGAATTTCGTCAGCTAATGGGAGTCCAACAAGTCTCTTAATAACCCTTTGAATATCTCTTGCTCCAAACTCCTCGGAATAACCATGCTCTACAATATAATCTACAATTTCAGGGGTGGCTTTAATTGGATACTTTGATAATGCCAACTTAGCTATCTTTTTTATATCTTCTGACGTAAGATCGTTGAAGAATACAAAGTCATCAATTCTGCCTCTGAATTCTGGAGAGAATGTGACCTCAAGAGACTTCATGATCTGCTCTCTATCACCATCAGAACTTTTATCCTCATTAAAGCCTACCTTCGTTGTCTTCAAGTCCTTGAGACCACAGTTAGATGTCATAATGAAAATTGAGTCTGTGAGATCAATTTCATTGCCAGAATTATCAGTAAGAGTACCTGTATCCAGCAAACTAAGTAGGATGTTGTATAACTTGGGGTGTGCTTTTTCGATTTCATCAAATACGATTGTCCATCGGCTGGATTTGTCAGCCTTTTCTTTAATTAGAGAGCTTTCAGAGTGTCCTATGTATCCTGGGGGAGAGCCTAAAAGCCTGCTGACCTCATGCCCGTTTGTATACTCCGCACAGTTTATAACCCAGAAGTGATCTGAATACTTCTCACCTAACTTACGAGCTAATTGAGTTTTACCTCTTCCGGTTTTACCAATAAAAAAGAGATTCATGTGCTTGCTAAACTCTACTGCCTTTAATTTTACAGCATCAGAAACACAAGCAATGGCTTCGTCTTGGCCGATTATGTTTTTCTTTAAAAACTTCTCCAACTGAACTATTTGATTAATAGTCTCTAGTTTACCTTTTTCTGGCTTAGAGCCATTCTTTTTAGTTTTCTTTTCAAGTTTCTTCTTGAACTCTTCATCCTCTTTGGAATCTTTTATCAAAGATTCGAGAATAAAAGATTCAGGAAGAACCTCGTTTATCTCGTAGCACACGTATTCAATTCTAAGTTCAGGATAGTATTCTGCAATTGTAGAGTAGTAAGCACCTAGAAGTTTATACTCTAACAAAGGATCTTTTACAGTATCCTTAACCCGCTGTGCCTCCTCCATTCTTGATACGAAAGTTTTACGCTCATCAGTCGTTAAAGCGTCTGTAACTACAATCTTAACATACTTAACAAAATCAAAGTCACCAGACTTGGAGGCCTTGATGAACTTCTTTAGTTTGTTAAAGATGATTTTGAATTGTCTTTCAGTTAGACGCTTAACATGAATGATTGAGTTTAATTCAGCAGAAAAAGCCTTGATGCTATTAGTCTTTCTGGGCATCTTTGTCCTTACCAAGCATTGCGTTTAGATTGCTAAAAAATGAACCTTTAAGTTCTTGTTGAGCAGGTCCAGCCTTGCCTTCCAAGTCCATTTCCTTAAGTTGATACTTTTGCATGGTTTGAGCCAGTTTTAAAAGTTTTTCATTAGCGACACCCATCTGACCAAGAGCGTTGGTTGATGCGGCAATAATTTTGGTGAAGGCGTCCACGTTCGGATTACCATTGTCATCAAAACTTACTCGGTTACCTGCAAGATCTTGCATTGCGGACTTGCAGTCTTGAAACAACTCTATGGCCGCTTGACGGTCGGATTTAGCGTTTTCTTTGATTTCTTTGACGAGTCGGTTCATTTTTGCGTCCGACCACATCTTGTTCTTCAGAATGTAATTTGCCATATGTTAATTCCTCTTCAAAATATTCAAAATCTTCTTCATCGAGAAGATCGTCCTGATAATCGGGAAGATCCCTATGAGTATTTAGCCCTGAACGACGGTTACCGTAGGTTTTCTCTCTTCTAAAAGTTTTGCCCATGCTTATTTTTAAGGTTAGAAATGTAATTGCCTTTTAAAAATTTATCAACATACCAAAAGTAAAAAGGTAAAGACCAATCTTTAGGTTTGATGATAACATCCAAATGTGTGACGTAAAGGACAAAATTAGCCACAGATTCTAATAATGATAGCACACCATACATCAACAATCCAATTCTTTTGATAAAATAGTTCATTGCTTATCTATCATCTTTTCCATGAATTCTTGAAACGCTTGCTCTCTTGTAAGGCCTGCATCTCTTTGAGCTTTAGTAATTCTAAATCTCTTTCCTGTCTTTTTTTTGTAATCTTCAATATCTATGAATGGAGCGTTTATGTCGTTGCTGTTGGAAAGCTGACGACGTAAAGCCTCCTTAATCATAGAGGTGAGTCTCTCTTCTATGCCCATATCCTATTATAGTATTTAGTTTTCATCGTTAAGAATATTAATAATAGGCGCAACACCCTCATCACCCTGTTCAATCAGAGTTTTCAAAGATGGCGACTGAAACTTCTTTCCTGTAGATTTTACAGTGTACCAAGCACCTCCCCTCTCTACAACCCCATCACGCTCTAAAAGAGGTAACAAACCATAGTAAGGATTTAGACCCTGATTAAATACAAGTTCAAACTCACAGGATTTAAAAGGCTCAATAATTTTGTTCTTCTTATTTTTTACTTTACCCCTAATCCCCGTAGGGCTATCCTTCTCACCTATGGTATCAGTCTTCGCTGTCTCTAGGTTCACTCCCAGATAGTAATCCAGAGCGTTACCGCCCGCAGCAGAGGTTCTAGGGTCCCCATACATCACACCAACCTTTGTTCTTATTTGGTTGACCAACACTAGAGCAACGTTTTTAGGTCTGAGAATAGGATTAATTTTACGAAGAGCGGCTCCAATGGTCTTCGCCCTCACTGCGCCTTGCATGTTATTCCCCTCGTAACCTTCAGAATCCATCTCAGCCTTGGAAGGAGAGACTGCAAGACTGTCGTAGAACACCACTATCGGGGTGTCTTCATCTTCTTCACGGATAGCGTCAATAGTTTTTTGAATAGTATCGAAGCAATCCTCTACTGTAGGAGGCGCGGCATAAATCAATTTTTCAGGATCGATGCCTAGAGTCACTGCAAATTTAGGACTATATGCGTTCTCTGAATCAATGATAATTGAGTAATAGCCCTTTCTCTGTGCTTCACGAAGAATGTGCGTGCCAAAAACAGTCTTAGCTGTAGAAGCCTGTCCGATAAATTGAGTGATCATTCCTATCGGAACACCCCCATTGTATTTGCCTGAAATTATCTTATTTAGGGCGTAAGAGCCCGTAGAAATCAAATCAGGTGTAAGCTCCTGCTCTGAGAGCATAGAAGCATTCTTTAGTTTGGCTAAAACATCTTTATTCATGCATCATTATAGCCGCATACTAACTGACAGGCCAGAAATATTCTAGATTATCAGGCTCAGTCCAACCATGGCTAGCGTAATAATCAGGAGCCTTACGCAGAAGGTTAGAGCGATGGCTAGCATGGACTCTATCGTCTCCCATCCAGGGCGGCATGAGAATATCATCAGGAAGATCATAAAACTTCATGGTGTTTTTGTATCCGCGATCAATCCACTCTTGAACACAGACATTGTGATAAAGCTTGAGAGCATCCATGTAGCCAATCCACATGAATCTAGCAGGATGATTCATCCAACCCACCTTAGCATTAGGGTTAGCGGCTAGCTTGTTGGTGCTGTTTACAAGTTGCATGGCCTCCAACCGCTGTTTGCCAAGCCTGCGGTAATCAAGAGCTTTGACGGAGGATACGAAGTCGGGATAGGGTAAGAATGTTTGCATGGGTTAGATTATACCAGCCATTTCAAATTTTACCAGAACTAAATACTTATATACCATGGCTATCGTACCTGAAAACCCCAACGACACGGTAACTAGAGCGGATCTTAATCAACAACTTGAGGTTCACGCCAAAACAATTGAACTTCAAATTTTGTTGTCTAAACAGCAGGAAGACATACTGCAAAAGCTAGCATATTGTGTTGACGACCATAAGAGAATGAATAAATCCTTAGATATTTTGGAGAGAAGATCATGGAAACAGGGCTGGTTATTCTGGGGTATGATATTCTCGCTAATCACTACAGCAGCAACTTTATTAAGTAAGGCAAGCTAATGACCAACATTCACAGAGAGCTTCTCGATAAGATTACCACTATTAAAAGTGATGAAAAGCCCAGCGACTCCTACGAAGATACCGAAACTTATGAGAGGACATTAGCAGATGCCTCAACTATGCTGGAAGATGAGATCAGAAAGCTTAGAAGCAGAGTAGTGTAGTGAAGACTTTAATTGCCGTCGTCTTCGTGATCATTGTTTACGTGACGGATGCCGCCTCCGCTCTTAAATCCCTCTGGGTATCTCGCCGTTAGCTTGTCTACGTTTGCCTGTGCAACCGAATCTAAATCGATACTCAGATTAGTAGCTGCCATGGCAACGTAATACAAAATGTCTCCTAGCTCTTTCTTGGCGTGATCCTTATCAAGCATCTTACCGTGAAACTCACTCTTCTTAATGAGTTCACAGTATTCACCTGCCTCTCCCGCAATACCCAGAGCCCAGTTCATAGCAGCTTGAGAATAGGTAAGCTCAGTATTAGCGGTTCGCTTACAAGCTTTTTGAAATTTATTAAAGTCCATTACACAATCTCCATCCAGTGTTTAACCATCTCACCAACCATAGATTCAAAGGTATAAGCAGGCTCCCAACCTAAAACCTCTCTAATCTCGGTTGAATCTCCCTTAAGGAAGTTTAACTCATGAGGCCTCAAATACTTTTTGTCTATGGTGACGTGATCCTCATAGTTCAAACCTAAAAGGTTAAAAGTAACTTCACACATGTCTCTGATTGTCCTACTTTCACCAGTAGCCACAGTCCAATCGTTAGCTTGATCATGATTGAGAATCATATACATAGCTCTTACATAATCTCTAGAGTGTCCCCAGTCTCTAGATGCGTCCAAGTTTCCTAAAGCAAGTTTATCTCTCTTGCCTTTCTTAATTTCTACAGCGCCCTTAACAATCTTATTGGTTACAAAGTTGGAACCTCTTCTGGGGGATTCGTGATTGAAGAGGATGCCGTTACAGATGTGCATGTCGTATGCTTGGCGATAGTGCCGAGTAAGATTGTAGGCCATAACCTTAGCGCAGCCGTAAGGAGATGTAGGGTTCATGGGTGTCGTCTTTCGCTGAAACCCGTCGCTATCGATTGAGTTGCCAAACATTTCAGACGAGCTAGCCTGATACACCTTCACTTTTTTCTTAAGAGTTCTACAAGCTTCAAGAAGGTTTAGAACACCTAATGCATTAGTCTGAATGGTAAACGAGGGAACATCAAAGCTCACCCTAACATGGCTTTGTGCAGCTAAGTTATACACTTCGTCGGGTTGGACTTCGTTTACGATTCTATTGATCGATAGAGAGTCTAACAAGTCGCCGTAGTGTGTGGTGACATTAAGACCTCTAATTCTGCTGTCTTGGTTTTCAGCGACAGAGTTCCTACGAACTATGCCGTGAACCTCATACCCTTTCGACAATAACAATTCGGACAAGTAACTTCCGTCTTGTCCCGCAATACCTGTAATCAACGCTACTTTATTCATGATATGATTATAGCCCATTAACCTTTAAAAACGCTCATGTTTCTTAAATCAGGCCAATCCTGTATAGTCCAGGAACGTGGCTTCATAGCTTTAGCTTTCTCTAGTTTTTCAATGCCTAGCTTGGCCGTCTCTGGTGTCATGTAGTAGTGATAACCAACAGTATCGATGTCTTGGTCACGCCAAGGTACGTGTGGGAGTCTACCATCATAAGACATTTTTTTCAACTTTACTGCGTCCTCATAACTATCCGTTAGAATCATGCCCCCTCGACCTAAGCTGAGGTGTTTTTGATATTGAAAGCTCAGACACATTAAAGTGTTTGCGATGTAGCCATCTTCTTCCCAGTAAACTGCCGCATCGACAATGTTAGTATTACCAATCAAGTAGTAATCATTCCAGCCAAAATTATCAAACGACCAGTTCAAGTTTAACTTCTCTGCCGTAAAAGGAACAGATATGTAAGTTCTCGCTGGGATAACGATGTCATCAGCTTCGGTATGCCGAAGACATAATTCAATTGCATGAGTGCAACAATCAACTGCGACGGCGTGAGGAGCGTTATAGAATTCTGCTACCCTAACTTCAAACTCTTCAACCCATGCAAAACTCATTTGATGGCCTCTACATTTAAACTAATCAGCACGCCGTTCTCCTTATCCATGTGAGGTATGTATGCTTGAGAGTGATCATCATGATGAGAGTGTTCGGTTTCTCTCCAATCATAAGGGTTAACATCTTTAAACCCACTGCCCAGGAGAACATCCTTAAGCGAATCATAGTCGTAAGTTGTCTTATGGTAAACAGGTGGAACATTCCATCTACCATACAGAGGACCTATAACTTGATTTAAATTTATCTTTTGATGAGTGTACAGATGAGCTAGGACAGCAAAGTTAGGGACCGCTAACCTAAGTATGCCATCCTTTTTAAGGACTCTCTTCCACTCTTTGAGGACACCTAATACTTCATGCCTATCAAAGTACTCTAGCAAGTGAGATGCGTAAACAACATCACAGCTATCGTCATCGTAGGGTAAGTTAGTAACATCATTTGATACAACATGAGGATAACCCACGTAGTCTATGTGGTCCCAACCCTCACCAAAATTTCTCATACCGCAGCCTAAATGCAATTTCATTACAGGAACTCCTTATCACGCTCTTGACCCTCGTAAGGCCCAGTTTTAAATTCATACACCATCGTACTATTCTCTAGGATCTCGTAGGTGTGACCCCCCTCAAGAGTGAATGAGCAGTCCCCAGGGTAGAGAACATGAGACTCTAAGTATTCACCATCAAGATCATAAAAGATAGCTTTAACGCTACCCTTAATCACCACCCAACTTTCCTGAGCAATTACCTTGTCGTAATTGGGGGCCTTCCAGATGTGCCGGTGAGGCTTAAAAGTTCTACCCTTGTGCATCAACAAACGAGCACACTGGATAAAGTTCTCAGCACTGACCAGTTCACTTCTCTCGTTTTTAGTATCGAAGCCTCGATGAATGCAATGTAGCACTTTGCCGTCCTCTACTTTAGATTTTATGTCAATCATTATACTACAATCCAATCCTCTGGTATTATGTCATCTTTCGGCAAGTTATTACTAGGGCCGAACCAATTTTCGGGAGCAATAACCGTTTTGTTTTCATTCTGGTTTAGCCAAGCTCCCCACCATGAAAAAGAAGAGTTAGCAATAATGTTGTTCTTACACAAAGACATTAGATAAAGTTCCATGTAGTCTTTCTCTTCTACAACCATGTACTCAGGAAATGCAATTTTAGCCCATTCGGGCTCGTCACAAAATAATAGAACTTTGGATGCATCTAGCTTGTGTAATGCCTTTCTATAATAGCCAGTGGTCATTAAGTTAGTGTGATAATTACTATACCTATCGTGCAGATAATCACCTCTTCTAATGTGCATGGATGTATCGTAATGATCTGTGGCATACTTGTTTTTAAGATAGTTCAGGTCATCCTCTTTAGGTTTGAACGTATCCAGTATAAGCTGTCTATTTTCCAAAAAGTATTTCTCACTCTGCAAATAACTGTTCGATACATGGAAAGAGAAATTAAACTTAGGAATTGGGGTGTATCTAAATGATGGTTCAGTATAGCAGTGTCTAATTGACTCTGGCTCATCAGTGCTAACATTTCTAAAAAAGTTATCCAGGTAGCCGCCCTGTTTGGGATCTTTGAGAACAGGAAATGTAGCCTTAAAGTTGTTATCTTTAGCAAAGCTTAACAGAGCAGCTACCTGGAATATCTGATTACCAAGACCGTAGTTTCCGTAATCAGGTCCGACTAAATTAGATGTGACTGTGAGCATGATTCTTAGATCATTTCAAAGATTTCTTCTATGGTATACTTTTCTGCCGAATCAGAATCTGATCTCTCAGCCAAGATCTTCTCATGCATGTTTTCTCCAGGTTGAAGACCAATCTCGTTAATGATTAGCTCCTTACCCTCTGGGAGATACTTCTTAGACATTGCCTTAAGTAAGTTGCCTACACTCATGGCCTTCATCTCTGGTACATATGGCCTGCTATTCTCAGCGTTAATTAAGCAGTCCCAGATAAGCTCTACAGCCTCTTCAACCGGCCAGAAGAATCTAGTAGCGTTAAGGTCTGTGACTGTAACTGGCTGACCCTTAGAAAGCAACTCCTTCCATTTACACAAGACAGAGCCAGTGGAGTACAGAATGTTTCCATACCTAACCACCCTAAACTCAATATCAGGATAGTTTTCCTCAAACTGAGTAAACAGTTTCTCCATGATGTACTTGGTAGCTCCATACACGCCTGCAACCTGAGACGCTTTGTCGGTGCTAATGCCCATAACAAACTTCACGCCAACTTTAGCACTCTCTTCTAAAATGTTGAGAGAGCCGAGGACATTGGATCTAGTGCATTCTCTTACCAGGGACTCAGCAACCCCAACATGCTTGAAAGCTGCTAAATGAAACACACCTTCAACACCTCTCATAGCTTGATGAACATTGAAAGGATCGCAGATATCCCCGGTATAAAACTCTACACTAGGAAATTTTTGATTTACTTCAATAAGCTTACCCTCGTCTCTGGCGAGGACTACTACTTTGCCCCCTTCATCCAATATTCTTTGAATGACTTTGACTCCGAGAAATCCAGTTCCTCCAGTAACTAAATATTTTTTATCTTTTTCTATTTTAATCATAATCTTTTACCAATAAGGACAACATATGGGAGGTGTAATACCTACCCTTGTAGAAATAATGCTCTCTTAAAGACCCATCTAAAGTGAACCCTAATGAATTATAAAAGTGTAGCTTCTTTTTATCAACCTCATACACTTCCGTCCATAACTTGTTCAAATTCAAAGTATTAAATCCATAATCTAAAAGTATTTTCATGGCATTCTTAGAGTATGTGTCATCAATCCATTTGTCGTCCTGCCCGATGTAAAAATGTAAATCGGCGTGTCTATTAACCCAATCAATATGTGTTATTCCAGCAACTCCAATAATCTCATTAGCATCGAACTTTTCAATAACAAACATTTCAAATCTATTGTCCGGTATCATCTTACGATACCAGTCTTTTATCTGAATCATGGATAATTCTCTATACTCTCTAAAGTAATGCCTTAAACACTCGCTGTTTCTCCACTTATGAATTGTCGGTAGATCAGATTCCTCTATGGCTCTTAGTCCAAAGGATTTAACTTTAGAGTATATCATCTTTCTTTACGTAATCTCCTTTTATAAAATCTCTGGCTGCGGGTTTACCTATAAGAGACTCATAGTTGTTTATGTTAAACGCATCTTCAGGGCATGGACGTTGAAATTGGATATCTTCAATATTAATGATGTCTCCCTTAGCTACGTCTCTGGTAAATCGAATTGACCTACGTTGAAGCACTACAGTTTCTTTTTCATTGTCCTCAACTTTTTTATCAGAGCCACCCAAAGATCTCTCTAGAACTCTCGTATCCTTAACCATCTTCTTCCAGGTTTCAGGGGTCATAGAAAAAGAGTGATCGGGGCCGATCCTTCTATTGTCATCCGTAAAATGTTTCTCTACGACAGTAGCACCTAGGCTAATTGCGCCTAGCACCGTTACGCTACCGGGAGTATGATCGCTCAAACCTAGAGTAACATCAGGAAACATCTTTCTATAGGTGTGAAGAACATTTAAGTGTATGTAATCAAAGTTTTCATCACTGCCAGTGTAGTTAGTATTACATTGCATTAAGACTATGGGGATCTTGTAAGTCTTTAGAATCTCTACCGCTTTGATCACCTCCGGTAAAGTAGCGGCTCCAGTGGCTATCATCACTTTTTTACCAGTCTTTGCCACTTTGTGGAGCATGGGCTCAAACGCTATATCACCAGAGCCTATCTTATAGCAATCAACGTAAGGATCTAAGTGATCCACCATGTCAAGATCATACGGTGTAGAAAATAAGTCTACACCTATGGCATCACAATACTGCTTAAGATCGTTCATCCATGCAGTAGGAACTTCAGCGTCCTTGTAAACTTCATATATGGACTTATCCCAAGAGGATTGATGGCTGAGTTTATCACCTAAATTCTTAAACCCATAATCACTAACAAGTTTTTTGCAATCAAAGTGTTGAAATTTCACTGCATCAGCGCCACTATTTTTGGCTAACTGACAGAGCATTTTAGCTCTTTGTAAGTTACCATCGTGATTAGCGGCAATGTCTGCTATAAAATATGTTTTATTCATGATGAAACAACCTTTTAAATTTTAACTCTGCAAGGGACCAGTCTTGTTCAGTGTCTATATCGCAAACTAGACTTTCTGGTATAGGGAAAGCTATGCTATTATAGTCATACGAGAACGGAGAACTGAAATTTGTCTTGCTCCATCTAAATTGAGCAGCCTCCTCATAAAAAACGGGGAGATCCTGCGTTCTAGTGTTGAAATTGCCCGGTGAGAGCATTTCACAGGTGTCATTGTTTACAGTGAAGATTCTGCCTGGATGGTAATCTAATTTTCTGACACTGAAGCAATGGTCCTTATCAGTTTGTATCAGCTTGAGATAAGATTCTTTGATACTCTCTTTTCTTACAAAAGGATTACAGAATAGAGTGCAACAGTAATCATATTTTTTTCCTTCAAATCTCTTTAAAAAGTCTAAAGTAACCTCCCATAAGGGAGTGAAATCATCCGACAAGCGTGGGGCTCTATAGTAAGGGACCTTTGCGCCACATTTTATAGCGATGTCAGCTATCTCTCTGGAGTCAGTAGAGACAAACACTTCATCAAACAAATCACTTCCCAAAGCTTCGTTAATAGCGTAGTCTATCAAAGGCTTTCCACAAAAAGATTTTATATTTTTATCTTTTATGCGTTTACTGCCAGCGCGAGCAGGAATTACGGCCACGTTCCTAATCATGAATCTATTATAGATCCAAGGAGTCCAATTTACTACATCCAGATTGTAAGGTTATGCCGGTGTCTGATAAGGTGTAAGTTCCCACCCCGTTATCATTTAAAAATTTAACGTATTGAGAGAATAGTGCTACGTTCATGGCAGAGTGATTACCAAAAGATCTATTAGCTTTTTCTTCAGGAGACCCGAAAGTGATATTAGGCAGGGCAGGAAGTCTCCCTAACAACCATTCTATCTCTCCATGAACACTATGATGAACATCCCACAGAGAGGCTGGATTGTACGAACCTCCGTTACAATACTTCTTACTCTCTACAATGTCGCTCAAGCCTTTTCTTATTTTATTCTTTAATTCTAAATTCTCATCCCAGTAATGAGAGGCAGAGGTCTCATCAAACCCAATGTATACGATATTCTGAAAGCCCATAATGTAAGCCAGATGTGTAGCCAACAGAAGGATGCTGGTGTCGCCCTTTAAAGATATATCTGTTTCGCTTTTGAATTTATCTAAAGGACCTTTTGGGTCAGCAGAGAAGTGAACAACTCTATCCTGATTCCAAAATAGATTGTCCATGTATGAGAAGGCTCTTTTCTTTTCAACGTTGTTGTAGTCTACGAAAATAGGAATTTCTTTATTGCAATACTCAAACAAATAGACGGCATTTGCTATGTGTGCCGAGATTGCGTAAGAAATCCAATTGGCTCCTTCGTAAGCTAAGTTAACTCCAATTGAGGGTTTACCTTTTAAAAATTGTATATCCCTCTGTGTTAAATTATTTAGATAAGGAGATGTGCCTACAATATATCCAGTCTCGCCTTTGTGTATTCCGTTGTACTCATGTAGTTGCGTTCTCAATTTTTTAATCCCACTAGATCGTCATACTCACCTTCTATAATTCTCTTCGCCGTAGGAAGCCAACTATAAACATTCATTATTTTTTCTCGCGATTTAGAGATTTCATCAATCAAATCAGATTCAACAGGTTTAGATATTATATCTAAAAGTTCCTGCTCTGCATTCTCTTGTGTAATGTCCAGCTTATAAAACGATTTAGGTGAGAAGTAAGTATCAACATTTGTTGAGCCCCAGTAAATTGGAACCGTGTACGCCATGAAAACATCCGAAAGTTTTTCACTAGCACAACCTAGGCCGCTGTCATTCTCCAGGGTTAAACAGTAATCGTATTGTTTTGCCCAATCAAACTTTTCATTATCTCCAAAAGTAGAGAATTCTTTGAAGTCATCTCCTAAGCCCTCTTGATCCATACCGATACCATATACGTCCATCACGCCAGGGTAGCGATTACAAAATCTTTTAATAAACTGTAGACGCTTCAGATGCCCCATGCACATGCGTTTATTGCTAACTATGGTGCAAAGCTTTTTAGTTCTTTTCTCCCTTTTAAAGTTTAGCATTTCGCTGTAGGTATGCTTGGAGGACCACTCACAAACTCTGTAGAAATCTCCATTAGAATATCTAAACTTGTATGGGGTCGTATATCTGTCCCAATTAGGAGTTCTTATCCAAGGAGGCTCTCTCTCAAAAAGTATAACTTTGTTCTGATCAATATCATCTAAAGATATTGAGGGATCTACCTGCTCACTTGCGATAATCCAGTCAGCATCATAGATGTCTTCTACAATTACTAAATTCTCCCACACACCATCATGCTTAGGAGTTAGCTTTTTAAACATCTCGCGTAACTCACTGCTGGGTAAACCCCAGGGGCAAGTGATGGCTACCTTAACTGTGTTCACTTTAATTGCCACCCTTCCCACACAAATTCGTAATTGAACTTTTCGTTGTGTGTTTCTTTGAGTTTATTTCTGAGTGCAAATCTTCTCATCCCATCTGGGTCAGCAAAGGTGTGAAATTGAATTTGAATATTAGATATTCTTTCTATCAGCTTAGTCTCTATTAAATGCGACAGAAGAGGATACTCTCCACCTTCAATATTAACCTTAGCCAAATCTATTCTATCAAGTGATAACTCTTTTAGAACATCTGAAACTCCCCTTAAAGAGATGTCCTCCATGATCTTACCCTCTTTGAAGACACTGGATTCATCACCGTTCAAGCTGATTTTAACGCTGGAGTCTTCATCAGCTATTCCAAAATTATGAACATGTACATCTTCTACCTCTTTGAACCTGTCAACTATAAAATCGTAGAAGCTGGAGATAGGCTCAAATATATGCACTTGGCATCCATACTTACTGTGAATATCATGAGCAAAGTCTCCACGATAGCCGCCAATATCCAACACAACGCTATCTTTCGACAATTCATAATTAAGTAAATGGGTGTTGTCGCCATCATCACCAAACCAACGCTGAAATTCATTCATAGAATATTATAGTATTAGTTCTAAAATAAAGGCACAGACTGTTTAGTATATTGAGGTTGTTCAGTCTGATAAAAGTATGGGTCGTTGGGTGTGAGTATGTTGAAATGCCTATGTATGGAGGCTAGCCCTACGTCAAAGGCAGTATTTGATTCCAAACAAGAGTGTATAACTTGAGCGCAAGCTTTAATATATCTTTCTGATAGGTATAGGATAGCATGAGTAGAGCACATGTTGTACACTTTCTTATAATCGTTACAATGTCTTGAGGCCAGAACAGCACCACGATGACCATGAGGACTTATCTTTACAAATCCATGATCAGAAACTCCTAAGTAAATTGCATCTGTATTTTTAGGAATCCTAAGACTAGGTTTAAAATGCTCTGTTAAACCTATATCATCCTCTAGAATTAGACAATTGGGCTTAATATTTGATAGGAGAGCTAGGTGAGACATGCCACAACCTATGATCCCCTTCTCATGCTTAACACCACTGAACCTTTGAAAAGGCTGACCTATTGATTCTAAAAGTTTTTTAGACTTTTCTAATCTCTCTACAGCCTCATCCAAATTTATCAATATGGTTGAGATAGAATTTAGTTGTGTAGTAATTTCTTCCATGCGCTGTAGATGGCTTGGTCATCCCAGTATTCAGCCTTAGTGTCATTGCCCTCATCACCATGGTAATTTACTTTTGCGAAATCACACTCAGGCTTTATGAGATTAAAAGTTTCTAGTTCGGGTGAGTGATACACATCCGTGATCGCGTCATAAACAAGGCTCATATCGCTTGCAATGCCCCTGTAAGAGACTTTATCGCCTAATAAGGGCAATACCTCACTATTGAAATATGATTGATCTGTGATCGCCCCGTAAAGCCTAATATCCTTATGTCCGTCATCTACGGCTCTCTCTATAGAGCGGTGAGTTCTCTTGTTAGAGTCTATGCTGCCAATTATACCAGCACTTTTCACTTTAAATTTATTATTCCTAGGAGGATATTTTTGAACAACATTAGGTATTACATTGCCCTCAACTCCTTGCCACTCTTTTTGAAATTCAGAGACAAAATGAATGTCATCATAAATCAAATCTTCTTGCTTCTTTATCGGAAACACTTGAGTTTCATGGCAAGACAGAATAATTTTTTCAACAGGAGGACGCTTAGTAAATTTCATAAAATGATAAATGACGATATCATTCTTGCTAAACTTTAAATTACTTTGAGCGTCCCACCTACAAGTAACACCTTCCCACTTAGTAGGAGTGTACAGGCACGCTGCGCGTCCTTTCTCGTTAAGTAAATTAACGAGGTTATTAAAAGCTACGGTCGAGCCCCCTGGGCCACCCCATCCACTTATAACTTTAATCATTTAACTTGTATCCCGTATCTTTTATGGCTCTAAGATACAAGTCATATCTAGCGTGAGTTTGCTTTCTACCATCAAATAAATCTTTGGTACGATCGTGCAAGTTTTTACCTAATTCAATTCTGTGATTTTTATCCTTACAAAGCTTAGAAAGAATTTTAACCCATTCGCTTCTGGGTGCGTCATGATCGATTAGATATCCTGTCTCTCCGTTTACAATAGTGTCGTCATAACACCCCACGTTGCTAGCTACCAAGGGTATCTTATACCTAGAACATTCTGCAACTTTAATATCAGATTTAGAATCATTAAATTGATTCATCTGTAGAGGAGCTATCGCAACGTCCATATCGGCGTAGTAGCGACCGTAAGAGTCTGGAGGTAATGCGTAGTGAATATTGTAGTTCTTCTGGCCCTTGAAGCCACTTAGAAGCTCACGCATGTATTCAGGCCAGACAGCAGCCTCCCAAGTTCCCTTCTTCTTAGGATCCTTTGGAGGATGTCCATAGAAATTCCACTGCACATTTTCTCTCCCAACTTTTTGATTTACGAGGTGAGGAACAGCGTTAAACACTTTTACATCTCCCCTATGGTGAATACCAGCCGCGTAACCAATTCTTGTAAACTTAGCCTTGCTTCTCGGGTGATTCCAAGCAGGTAGAGAGTAATCAATTACATTCTTTATAATTGCTAAACATTTTCCAATAAAAGGTTTAATTCTGTTCGCAAACTTAAGTTGAGTTACCGTCACCAAATCTGCTGTATGATAACAGAATTTAGTGATCTCATCTAATTTGTGAGTTTTGTAAGTTTCAAAAAGGTGATGCTCTTCATATAAATCTGTGAGAAGATCATCAGTATCAAAATGAACAAATTTACCAAGTTGCTTACCTAGACCAATTACTCTAGCTGTGTAAGGCCCACCGTATTTTAATATATTGGCTACAAATACGATGTCACACCAGTTTAAGTCTTTAAGCTGCTCAGGAGGAGGTTGAATCTTTTTTTCAGGGTCAACCTCCAATGGGTTGTCGGTGTATCTAACTTCTACCTTATCCGACAATTCCTCTTGCATCATTTTCATCGGGGATAACTGCCTGTAATAGCTGCACCCACCATGATTTGCATATACAACCAGTATCTTTAATTTACGCATAAGACATAATAGCCATGTGTGTATAAAAAAAACTAACTCAGGCATATAACCTGAGTTAGAAACTATGATTCTCTCTTCGTTTTTTTAAGACTTACGATTATTTGAAATAATAAGCGTAGCCAATCCAGAACCAACGATGACTGTTACACACAGTCCAAAGATGAAGATTACGTAATCAACCATCGCGGCACAATACCAAGTTTCCAAGCCCCAGTATAGAGGGAACCCACAAACCAACAAACAATCCTTCATCCCTCATCCCATAGAACCATAGGCTCACAGAAAATAAGAAGGAAAGCCCTGCACCAACGAGCACTAGCATCCGTGCTCGTTGGATTTCTTTTTGTTGAGAATCATTCATGTTTTTTGTTCCGAAGCCGTAGGTTTCGCAACTTCGTCCTCAAAGACCTTCTTCGATCCTTCAGAACTGTGAGAGGCGCCGATGGCCTTTCCAAGAGACAGCACAGCGTCTTTGAGTTCCATCTTGCCATTTCCAGGAACAGCAGCCTTTACAGCCGCTCCATAGTGTTTACGCTTCCTCTTAGAGAATAAAAGCCCAAGACCCTCAAGAGCAGCAACTCCTGGGAACACTGTGTTTAAGCCACCAAGAGCCATGCTAATTGCTGAGTCCAAAGCTTCAGAACCAGGGTCCATCACATCCACGACATCTGCCGTAGGATCTAGAATGTGAGCTTTGTCTACCAGAACCAAAGTTTCGCCTGTAGCTGCCATTTTACCTGCAACTTCTGGTGGCAACATCCCTAGGTCAGCCGGAACCACCTCACCGCGAGCCTCAGGACGCACGTTTCCAATGGTAGTGACTACTTTATCAGCGAAAAGACTTTCCGCTAAAGCACAACCAGTACATAACAAGCCCATCACAGTAGCGAAGAAGGCTGTAAACCAAAATTTCTTATTCATCATACTTGTAAATCCTCCCCACTGTCCGAGGTCGTCTCGGTCCTAATAGGGTTAAGAGAAGCTTCAAAACTCATAACGAGTTCCTTCCCCTTCTCGTAGCTATCAATCTCAACGAGAGATTGAAGGTTCAGTTCATTATCCATCCACTCAGCAACCTGAGCGGGTGTTCCAGCGCGAGTCTTCTTGTATTTGGCAGAAGACTCTACAAAGCTAGGGAATTGTCCCTGCCTAGTGATCTTAATATTGAAGTCATTACCTCTCTCAAGAGAAATGATAGTCGTGTTATCGGGGTCGTCCTCATCCTGGTAATCATCACTGATCATAGCATGCATAACGCGATCAAAAAGTTGTTGACTCATAGCCACATACTTTACCGGATCCTCGCCAGCCTCCTCCAAAGATCTGATGACTGCGGTAGAGTAGAAACGTGGCTTGGGTTTAATCTTAACGGCAAGATCACCATACTTGGACCTGATGTTTCGACCGTTCTCATCTTTGCCTAGATTCAAAGCTTTATGCCGCTTCCACAGATCAAAATAGTACTCACACATGGGGCACTTCTCATTTTGAGTCTTTCGACATTTGTAATTCCTCCACATGCCCTGATCATCCTGATACTTGTGAACAGCGCCCTCTACAAAAAATTCCAGAGGGTCTTCCTTACCTGGGAGGAAGCGAACCATATTGTCTCCGTCTTCAAAAGTAGCCCAATCAGACTTACCTCCACCACCTCCTGTGGTTGTAGGCTTGTTATCGGACATCATATTCTTGTGCATCTCACGAAGTTCTGCTAGTGTTTTTGCCATTGTATTTCTCCTTTAAGCTATTGATTTGCAAACGAGTGCTAACAAGTTATTGGTAAAGCTTGGATTCCTGCCGACTGTTAGCGGAAAGCTGGACAAGCATATCTTTCTTCATATCCAAGGTGCTACAGATACCTTTAGCATATCCATAGCACTCCTTAAGACGTAAGACTTCATTGTTTAATTGATCAGTCAACTCAAGAGAATTAACGTAATCCTCAGCCGCTACGGCAGTGAGTTTTACGCCTTCACTTCTCTTTTCATTGCGAGATGTAGACTTGTGTTTCTCCAAGATGTCCTCAGCATCGTCTAGGAATCTCTTAGACTTAATCATGATTCCATAATAATAGCCATACAACGCTGAAATTTCACGAAGTTGATTGGCAACTTCGTTCGGATCGCGAGCCACTCGACTCACTTCCTTAATGATGCTTTGATAAGTATCTTGAGTAATGGTGTTAGGATCAAGCATAAATTGTAGCGAATAATTTAGGGTTAAGATGGTGCAGAGTCATTGTTTGCTTTGATAAGGCTACCACAAGCTGCTCGTTGGTCAATAGCATTTTTTGCTGATCGAAGTTTTTTTCATCAAATCCTACACCCTCTAGCATGCAGTGGTAAATCTCATGAATTATAGTCTCTCTAGCATCAATATCATCAAGACTCATTTCTAATTTAATTTTACGCTCATCCCAAATGCACAAGCCATCCACTTTTTGATCACCCTCATAAAGATCGGAGTGAAGTTCAAATGTAAAAGTAGACCAACCCAATTTTACATCTCCAATTTCTCTATCAATAAGTTTATTGTAGATGTGTTTTTTATCCTTTATAAAAGGAAAGTCACTTGGCTTGTTGTTCTTCATGTGAGGGCTCCTTCATCTGTAGAGTAGAGTAATCGACTCCGACATTAATTAAATAGTGTTGTTTTGAGTCTCTTGCTTTGATAACAAAAACTCTCATGGCACCCTCATCATACTCTTCTTGAGTCTGATTCAAAGAAATAACCCAATCAGCAGGTCTAATTTTTCCGTAGGAGTCACCAAGTTCAGCATCCGTAATAATGTTCACTCTTCTGGCCTGCCTGTTAGTTTGAGAGGCTGTCCAGATGAGGCAGTTGTTTTCCACTCCTAAACCTCTAAGCTCTTCAGCGATACGCTGCTGGGCTTGATATTCAGAATCAATAATACGATTTGGGCGTAGAAGCTCAAGGTAGTCTACAATAATCAAATCTGGCGTAAATCCACTATGAAGCTTTAACTGCACCAAAAGAGATCTGAGCTTGTTTACGTTGGATTCGCCTGTGGGAAATTCTTTGATGATAAGTCTACCATTAGTTCTCTCTTTAACTTCTCGAAGTCTATCCTTGAGTTTGAGTTGAGCAAGTGGTTTTTTTAAATCACTATTCCTAATCTCAGTTAGGACAGAGTCGAATCTACCAGCAATTTTATCCTGGCTCATCTCCAGGGACACGTATAGTACATTTTTACCCTCGTAGATCGCATGAGCACCTTGATTAACTAGATAAAGAGATTTGCCAACACCAGGGGGTGCGACAACTATCGCTAGTTCCTTAGGGGCTAGACCACCCTCAAGGTGTCTATCGTGAGTTCTAAAAGCTGTACCAATCTTAGTTTGGTTACTCTCCTCATAAGATCGTCTAAGTCTGTTTTGAACATCATCAAAATATTCTTGACCAACATCCACGTTGCGGTTTACCAGCAGAGCATCCTTAACAAGTTCTTCTACCTGAGCAATATCACCCTCTTCATTAAGAATAACAATTGCCTTTCTAACTGCCTGCTCCATTGACTTGTTTCTAGCAAACTGCTCAACGGTATCTAGCAGAAACTCTCTATCTCCTAAACAAGCCTTATCAATAGTGTTGATTTCTGCGAGAGTGTTTTCATAGTCCACCCCAAGATCGCAAGCTCCAGAGACTGTCGCATTTATGTAATCTGGCAGAATGGAATCGGAAGGAAGTCTCTGATACTTTTCATAGTAATTTCTTACGCCTAGAAATACGTTCTTGTATGCTGGGAAATCGAAATACTCAGGCTTCAGTAGAGGAACGATCTCAGAGAAAAACTCAACGTCTTTCTTGAGAAGATACAAACAACCACGCTTGGTGTTGTCTGAGATGTGGTAGGGCATTCTGTATGATAGGGTTTAGGTTTCTAATATTTAGGTTTTCTTTACATATGCTGGTCTTCCTAACGACCCATCTTTTGTTAGAGTCGCGTTGACCTGCTTCATATCTCTCTTCTTTTGTGCGACCTCTGCGTCGTTAAGCTTTCTGACTGAGCCCTCTTTGGCTAGAACCTCATAGTTAGGGACAATTTTAGCGTAAGCTTGCCCACCACTTTTTCTCCTTTTCTTGGTGGCAGCGATTGATTCCTCTAAAAATTTATCACCTTGTTTTTTATCCATGCCATAGTGGTGGTATCTCTGTCTCTCTTTCAAAGCATGATAAGAATTTCTGCCATGCTTAATAGTGGGTGCGCCATCCACTATCCGTTCACCTTTACCGCCACAGTAACAGTCTACCACATCAGGCGGCATATCGCCATACTTAACTTCTTTATAAACTTCATAATCTCTGGGGTCGTCCCAATCAGGAAGAGCATCGATCTCTTCCTGATTAAGGCTACTAACTAATACTTGCTCTGTGAAAACGTCATCAACTAAAGGAATATGACGCAATTCCTCTTTGTCGCACTCGGCACAGTAATAGTTATAGTAAGGCATTAGGCTCCACACTCCCCGCCAATCTTGCAGACCTCAACTGCCATCTCTGTCTCAACTTGCTCAGAAGCAATAAGCTCCATTGCCCTGGCGATGTTTTCCTCAGTGGGGGATAGAGCCTCCAGTGGCTCCATGCCTTTTGATCCAGCGCGATAAACCGTCATGCCCTTAAGATAAGGAGCATACTTTAGAGCCATCTTAGAGACAACCTCATGGCTTGCGTCATTAGGCAGATTAATTGTTTTGCTAATCGCGTTATCAACATACTTCTGAATACAGGCCTGAACAGCCATGTGTTGTTCAGGAGTGATATCATAAGATCCCACAATATGCCTACCGTTACTACCCTTCATCAACTCCTCCTTAAATAGAGGATCAAGAACGAGAATAGATTTCCAAGTGTTACCCTCACGATAACGACGGTTGTACATTGGAGCAAAGATCGGCTCAATTCCAGTTGAGGCGCCGTGAACCATTGAGATTGTGCCTGTAGGAGCAGCCGTAAGCATCACCGCGTTACGAATACCATGCTCCTTGATAAGCATCCTAATCCGAGCAGGAAGTGTCTTAGCGAACTCTTCATTCAAATATTTGCGAGCATTGAACTCGGGGAAGGAGCCACGCTCGCGGGCGATGTAAACAGAAGCAAGGTAGGCCTCGTTACGGATAGTAGTATAGAGTCTATCAATGAACTCGATACACTTGTCAGTACCATACTTGATACCCAGCTTGATGAGCATGTGGTGCAGGCCCATCGTGCCTAGACCAATCCGACGAGAACGATCACCCGCAATCTTGCACTCCTCAATCGGGTAGTGATTTGCAGTCAGAGTGTTGTCGAGAAATCGAATACCCGTGCGAATAGTTCTGGCAAGTCGGTTCCAGTCCAAGTCGCTACCGTCCTCATTTACCATATTGGACAGGTTAACGTGACCCAAACAACAATTAGCATATGAGTCCAACGGAATCTCACCACAAGGGTTAGTGGCATTCATGCGAAGGAAGTAGGACATGTTGGTGTAGCGGTTCGTCAGTGACAGGTTGAAGATACCCGGCTCACCAGACTTAACCGCATTTTCCCACAGTCGATTCCACAGGTCAATAGCCTTGAATTGAACTTCTTGAACATCTTCAAACTGATCATCCCAACCACGAAGATGATGCTGCTTCGCACGGCCCAAAGCATCCTCTTCAGACAGTGCAACAATGTTAATGATTTCACTGTGTCCATCGCTAGAGATTCTGTTTGCCGAGTAAACTTGATATTCTCGGTTACCAAATTTAAACTGCCAAGTATCATCATTCTCACACGCTTCAATAAATTTATCGGTGATCGCAACCGAAATATTGAAGTTCGTTAGCTGAGAAAGATCCAGCTTAATATGCAAAAAGTCCAGTAGATCAGGGTGATCCACATTAAGTTCCGCCATAAGTGCGGTCCTTCTGTTTTTACCTGCTTTAACATGATTTCCTACCTCATTAATCATTTGCATCACTGACACAGAGCCAGGAGCAGAGTTTTTCACATTACCAATATCATCGCCCTTCGGACGAATCTTAGAAAAATTGAAGCCAATACCGCCACCCCCGCAGGAGATACGATACATATCTTGAATAGTTTTACCAATGGATTCCACGCTGTCTTCAGGCTCAATAGCATAGCAGTTAAGAAGATTCTGTTGGCTACGACCAGCACCATAAATGATTCGACCGCCAGGGACGAGATCACCTGTGCTTAAAGCATCATAGAACTTCTTCTCATACTTTTCTATTTCTTCTTCACTCTCAACAGATGCGATGTGCTTTGCCATCGCCTTACATCTCTCTGAGTATTTCGTTTCGCCTGGGTAAGCGTAACGAGACATGAAGATTTCTTGACCCATACTATCCAATTGTTTAATTGCCATTGCTAATCTTACTGATTCCTTTGTGTTTTCTAACTGTAACTGCGTTTGTGTCTCCCAGAAGTTCCTGTAAATAACTATTATGTGTAATCACTAAAACCTTCTTCTCAGGATTCTGGGATTCGAGAGTGCGAAGAAGATTGTTGACGGCCAAGATACCAGGATTATCGATGTTATCACAAACCTCATCAAAGAACAAGAGGTTGCAATCAGTTCTCGAAATCTTAGAGCTAAGATCTTGAAGGGCAAGCATTATAGCTAGGTTGACCTTCCTTTTCTCACCCCCAGATAAAGAAATGTACTTGGTCTCTACGTTGTTATTACAAATGGTCTCAGACAATTCGTCATTGAACTCTAAAGAGAACTGTCCACCAGTAAGGATTGAAGCATACTCGTTAGATCGTAAGTTGAAGTAATCCAAAATGTTCCTAATGATATAACGGATAAGTCCCTTTTCTGAGAAGGCAGTCTCCCAGAACTTCATAACCTCAAGTAGAGAATCAAGCTCCAGCCTTTTGGCTTCATATTCCTCCAACTGTGCTGATACTTGGGATAGTCTATGTATGCTACTTTGAGCATTTTCTATCTGTTTATTTTTTTTATTGTATTTTGCCCACTCAGATGAAGAGATCTTTGGCTTTGATGTCTCATTGATGTCTCTGAGATCCTTAATTAGAATCTCTTCCTCTTTGATCCGGCGAGCAAGCTCATCTGCGTCCCCACCAAGGCTGATAATATCTTGCTTGGTTTGAGACTTGGTGTATTTGCTTTTGCAGACATGACACTCTTTCTCTTCTTCGTAAACTCCCTCTTTAATTGAATCATTAATTCTACGAAGACGATCACGTTCTTTCTTTATGGCTCTCTGATACTCTCGAATGTGCTTCTCATTCTCTGTGATCCTTGCTTCAGCTTTTAGAATTTTTTCCAAGCTGGGTAGCTTAACCAACTTATACTTCTCATCAGGAACTTCAGCCTGCAACTTATCTTTCTCGTTGATAAGGTTAGCTAGCAGGGTTCCAATCACTTTCAACTCACCTTGATATGAAGACTTCAATTGCTTAACAGAGGCACGCTTTGAGAAGATGTCATCAAGGTTGAAACAGTTCTTGATAATTTTACGCTTATCCTCTGGGGTCGAGTCGAGGAAGGTAAACGTGGAATGCTGACCGAATACTACAGACGCAAGGAAGGACTTGTAATCACTCTCAAGCAACTCCTCCAACGCATCTTGAGTCTGAGTCGCGTTAGCCTTGTTTATCAGGGTTCCGTTAACCTCCACATCCAAACCAGTGGGCCTCTTAGACCTTGTAATTATGATGGTACCGATGCCCTTCTTCTCAATTTCAACGCATACAGAGCAATCCTTACCAGCCTGAGAGTTAACTAGAGCCGCTTCAGTAGACTTACGAATTGTGGTACCGTAAATACCCCAAGTGACGGCCTCAAACAGAACACTCTTCCCAGCGCCATTAGATCCTCCACTATCTTTATTTCGACCTAGGATCCTGGTGATGCCGTCAAATTCGGAAAAGTTTAGATCTAAACGTCTGAATGAATAAAAGTTCTTAGCCGTGATCTTCTTGATCTGCATAATCTTTGATGAGGTTTAGGCCTGACTCTAGCCTATCTTTTGGTATCGTTGAACATTGTTCATCAATATACTTGCTGATGATATCCGTATCAATTACCGTTAAAGGGACATTAGGATCATAGCCCGACAACCTTTCATTTAAAGTATCGTCGTAAACGGGTTGAAATTTCAAATCAACATGAGCCACTTTAAATTTATCAGCAATATCGGCCCGTAGTAGTGAGGGTGGTTCATCTGCAAACTTATCAATGGTTACGCGCAGAAGAGTGAAATAATTTGGATCCGAGATTTCATCTCTCATTGCTTCAAGAGCATCATAAGGAGCTTCATAGAAACGTGGTCCAAATCCTACTTTAAATTTAATTAGTGGACCCCATCCGTCGTTATGTTGTTCCAGTATACCCACATAATGTTCGTTATCAGACTCTCCGAAGTTAGTTGACCAAGGAGTTCCTAATACAGTTACGTGTTCATCCTCCACGTACTTGTGAATATGCCCAAGAATTGTCCTGCACCCAAAGTCTTTCAACTTAAGATCAGAATCAAAGCCACGGATGCCAAGGTGAGCAGGACAGTAGCTGAAATGGCCGAAAGCGATGTAATTATCATCAGATCCTCGATGTAAGTGCTCCTTAATCGTCTCTTCATTCTCATAGTGCGGTATCAATAAAAATTTAAGATCAGTATCAACTAAAGTTTGCTGGACAAGCCGCACTTTCGACCCTGGGTAGCAAAGTGTTTCCAGCGCAGTTAAACCATCATCGTTTCTGTTTTGCGAATCATGGTTACCTCTAAGCACATACATGAATTTCAGACCTGGGGTCAGAGCCAGTTTCTGAAACATTTTATGAGTTGCTACAATCACCTCAGGGGAAGGTTTTCTATGATGATAGATGTCACCTAGAAAAACAACATGAGTGGGCTTGTGCTCATTAACAATCCTGATCGTAGATTCTATTTGGCTTTGGAGATAGCCTTCACATTTAGTGTCGTAGTGCGTGTCTCCAACAATGAGACATTTCTTCACAGACTCTCCTTCGTAATCCCAAGCTTGCACAAGTCATCCCTCATCAATTCGTAGATTCCTTCAGCCAGCATCCTAATCTCATATTGAGCGTCTAGCTTCAGACGCTGATGCAAGAACCAAATAACGCTTTGCAGGCTAAGAGTCCAGTATGCCTTAGTATACATACATTGAGGGAGGATGCCTCTTGCTTGCTCTTTAGCTACACCGTTTTTAATCATGCGATTATACATGTGTAGGGCATTAGTGCATAGCTGATCCATGTATTCAATAACCTCACCGGGATACATATAGCCCATGGTATTTTCTTCCATAGGGTTTTCATACCCACCGGAGGATTGTTTGTTTCCATGAGGAGGATTAGATCTCAACTCTGCCGGGAGATAATAATCATCCGACGTTTTGGTGTATCGACCACTAACCTCATTCCAAGAGCATCCCTTGTCGATGTCATACAAGTGATCAAACTCTTCAATAAATATCTCCCTTCCGTCAGCCTCTACTGACCTAAACCCCGAACCCACTTGATATTTCATTAACTGCCTTGCCACAAAAATAGGCAGTTTTACCTGAAATGTATAGTAGCTGTGACGGAAGGGAGATGTGTGTTCATGCTTCCAGAGAAACCTAGTCAGTCTTTGATCCTTTTCATCAAACTCATCTTTTTCAAAGTCGTATGAACACCTAGCTGCGTTTACAGTCTTTAACGCAGAATCAGCAATCATACGGTCAACCAAAGAAACTGAACTCTTTTTATCTTTAAGAAAGTCTATCATAGGGGTAAATAGGTTAGGAGTATTATAGCCATGGTTGGAAGGTTTAAGCAAGCTTTGTTAGAAAAAGGTAAGATGCCTAGTAAATTCTCGGTAAAGAGCGGAGATAAGTCTGCCAAGGGTGGACTCACGGCTAAAGGCGTTAAAAGGTATAGAGCAGCCAATCCTGGTTCAAAGCTTAAGACTGCTGTAACCACCAAACCATCAAAACTTAAAAAAGGTAGTAAATCTGCTAAGCGTCGTAAGTCCTTCTGCGCTCGTATGGGTGGGATGAAAAAACGTCTAACCTCAGCTAAGACTCGTAGAGATCCTGATAGTCGTATTAACAAGGCTCTGCGAAAGTGGAACTGCTCTACTGATATTGTCAGGGGGGCTCGCTTGGCATTGGCTGAGAGAATCCTCGAAGCTTGCTGGGCTACTCACAAGCAAGTGGGCATGAAAAAGAAGGGTGGCCGCATGGTCCCTAACTGTGTGAGGAAGTAAAGAATAATATATATAAAAATATGTTACTTGCAGCAATACTCGCCTTTGCCCCACAAGGACCAGTCGGTGTAAATTTAGAAACAGTTACTGACTGGCACAAACAAACACCCTTTGTAGATGCTTTTAAAAGTTCTCGCGAATGGGTAAGTCATCAAGCCAGCCCATTCTCATGGGGCACAGGCCCATCAATTAATACGGACGATTTAGGTTGGCCTCAGAGTCTTGAGCCCAATCAATGGATTGAATCTATTATCTTCTCAGACGGGTCTCCTAATTATCCTGACGGTATCTATAACATTCGTTACGATGGTATCGGAACTCTCAAGCCTTTAGCAGGTGGTAACGGATCTGTTACAATCGTAGAGCAGAATCCAGGTCACATTAAAATTAATTTACAGGTTCCGAGCGATGGGTATTTCACTCTTAGAATTACCGACATCGTTCAACCTATTGAAAACATTCGAGTCTATCTGCCTGGGTATGACAACTCCAACAGAATATTCCACCCTGATTTTATGAAGAGCTTAGAACCTTTCGATACTATCAGGTTTATGAACTGGGGTAGGACAAACGATAACCCTGTGATTCACTGGTACGAAGCCACTAACTTTTTTAATTATACTCAGGCTACGTCGGAAGGAGTTCACCCTCTTTACATGATCGACCTGTGCAACAAAACAAAGAAACACATGTGGATCTGCGTTCCTCACATGGCTAACGATTTATACGTTCAGTATCTTGCACTTCTATGTCGCATAGCCTTAGACCCGTCACTTACAATTTATTTGGAATACAGTAACGAAGTTTGGAATGGTATCTTTGATCAGTGTCAATACGCTCAAAACGAAGGGACAGCTTTAGGATTGCATCCTCAACCATGGCATGCCGGGTGGCGCTACTACTCCCAAAGATCAGTTGAAGTGTTTAGCTTATTCTCTAACATATACAGCCCCTTAAATCAAAGAAGACTTGTTCGCGTATTGGCAGGTCAAAGTGTTAACCCCTGGATTAACAGGCAGATCATGGACTGGCAAAATGCCTACGAAAATACAGATGCTTTTGCAGTGGCTCCTTACTTTGGTGGAGTATTAGGTAACTCTAGTAATTATCCGCAGGCTTCTACTTTCTCCGTTTCCCACATCCTGTCACTGTGTCAGTTGGATCTTGACGACAATCACAATGTGTATACTAGGCAAAATAGAATTGATACCACACAAAGAGGCTTACAACTATTAGCTTATGAAGGTGGTCAACACTTAGTCGGAGTGGGATCCGCACAAAACAATCAGGCTCTTACAAACTTATTTGTGCAAGCTAACAGAGACGCGGGTATGCGTCAGTTATACTACAATGATTTAGATCGTTGGTTTGGCGAGGGTGGAGATCTATTTATGCTTTACAGAGCAACAGGTAATTATGGTAGGTATGGATCATTTGGATTGCTTGAGTGGCAAACACAACCTAGAGCCACAGCGCCTAAATGGAT